TTATATTTTCCACTTGATGACAATGTCCTCAGCTGTCACCCTGACCTTGTTTATAAGCCCTCTAACAAGCACCTTTTGACCCTCGTAGTCCATTGAAAATACTTTTTCAGCGTTTAGCAGCTCCCTCATATCAGTCTTTCTTTTGTCTTTCCTGAGCGCTGGATCGTTTTCCAGTTTAGTCTCAAGAGTCGCCCTCATGCTTATAAATTCAGCCGACTTGCTCTGTAACTCCTCAAGAGTAATGCGGTCATCTATGTAGAGGTCGTTAAGTCTACTCAGTTTCTTCGAGAGCTCCTCTATTTGTTTCTTGTAGCTCTCACGGTCTATGGTTTCAGCATTGTCCTCTGAAAATATTTTGTCCAGGTAACCAGCGTCATCTTGCAGCTTGCTGATTTCTTTTAGCACATAGGCCTCTAGCTTGTCTTTGTAGTAAAATCCTGAGTCACATTTCTTGTTGTCGTTGTAGGTAGTGACACCTCTCAAGGTTCTTGGGTGCCTTTGATGGCATTCATATTTTTTAAACCTACTCCCATCTTTTCTCTTTACACCTAATATAATTTTTAAAGGAGCGCCACAATATCCACATTGAGCGATACCTGATAACATATACTTTGCCTGGAATGGCCGAGGATTTAAGTTTTCAAGTGCCGTCCTTTGTCTGATTTTCAGTTCCTCCTTGGTCTTGTTATAAACTTCCTCTGTAATTATTGGATCGTGATTACCTAGATAAATTTCTCCCTTAAACTGATTGAAACCACAATAGACAGGGTTATCTAGTATAGCCCTTACAGACCGATAGCTCCAAGGCACATGCTTTGGGTATTTCTCATTTAGATCATCTCTCAACTTAGTAATAGATCTCCCTCTCAGGTAACTCTCAAAGATAAACTTAATGGCCAAAGCCTGAGCTGGATTGATAGTGATAGTTCCTGTCTCTCTGTGGTAGTCGTATCCATAGGATGTTTTAGCCCACATCATGGATTTTCCAGCCTTGGCACGTCCGATTTTCCCAAGTTGCATGCGTTCCTTGATTTGCTCCCTTTCTAGCTGAGCAAAGACGCTCAAGAGCCCAATCATAGCCTTACCAAAAGGAGTAGAGGTGTCAAAGTTCTCCTGCAAGCTCAGAAATTCAATCCTATTCTTGATGAATACATCCTCTATCAGATAAAGCGTGTCTTTCTGACTACGGCTAAGACGGTCTAGCTTATAGACTAGAACTGTGTCAAATTTTCTTTTTTTAGCGTCTTTGATAAGACTTTCTAGCGCTGGTCTGTCAGTATTGGATCCTGAGAAACCTCCATCAGTATATACTTTGTATACATTCCAGTCTTTAATATCGCAGTAGCTAGAGAGCTTGGCTTTTTGCTCATCGATAGAGTACCCCTCCTCAACCTGTGAGGTAGTGGATACCCTGACATAGATAGCCACTTTATTTGTTGATTTCATTGCTTTTGTACCCCCTTTTTGATAAAATAGGGTATAGAAAAGAGGGCTTTTTAATGCCTATCTTTCTATACATCATGCCTCACGCTCAGACTCGCCAAAGTTTGAGAGCGTGGGGCTTTTTTTATTTAACTTTTACTTCCATGTCTCCATTTAATTTTTGAGAGACAAGTGAGTCGCCGTCATCTGTTTTGATGTGTATCATTGGATATGAACTGAAATCAACTCCATTGATACCAGCCCAAACATTAAAAGCCTCATGTTCTTTTGTTTTTAAGCCATCAGCAAAGGCTTGTAAATCTGTTTTAGGGTAATACTTGTATTCATTCGGAACTTTCACATAGAGAATGGTGTCCTTGTTGTAAAAAGTATATGTAGAAATATCCACCCCTTTATCAGTTAAATCTTGTTTAAAGTACTCAATGAAACTAGCCATCTGATCAGCTGTTATCCTTGGTAGTTTATCATCAGATTTAGAGCTAGTCTCTGTGGTTTCTGTGGTGTCTGTTGTCTTCTTTTTAGGCTCGCTTGTTGAGCTCTGGGTAGCAACTTTAGGTGTTTCTGGTGTTTCTGTCTTAGGCGCTAGTCCTAGAGCTTGCAGAATAAAACCGAGGACGGCTAGAGCTAGAAAGCCACCTACAAATATTTTGATTTTTTTCATTATGTTTTCTCCTTTTTTATGGTTTATAGATTTCTACGACTTCACCTATTGTACGAATGTCATCATTCTCTGTCAGATGGATTTCCTCGTATCCACTGTTTAAACTTTGAAGGTACCATGAACCATCATAATCTCTCTTAAGTTTTTTGACAAAGTTTTTCCCATTTACCTGGAAGATACCAATATCATTGATGTCTACCTGGCTAGTAATCTTAATAAATAATAGATCGTTATCTTCTATAAGTGGCTCCATTGAGTCGCCAGCTACTTTAGCAATAGTGTCATACTCGTTAGGAACATCATTGGCTCTCAGTCTTACCTCCATGTGGAGATTGTCCTCTTGGAAAGTACCATGTCCAGCAGCTACCAAGCCCTCTACATAATCAGTAATATAGTCCTCGTCATCTTGAGGTTTGTTGAAAATAGAAATAATATTAGAATTTTCTTGCTCATCAAGTTGCTCCTTAGCATAATTAAGGACTTTCTCTTGTCTTGGTTTCTCTAATTTGTTGTAGATAGGCAAGATTTCAGGCTGTTCATTTGATATTGAGTTACGCTCACTATCTGGTATACGTTTTCTCTCAACGTCGTAGCCCATAAGCCAAGGTTCGCTTACTTCAAGCGTTTTAGAAAGTAGGTAAATTCTGTGTTGGTCAGGAGATTGTACACCATTAACATACTGAGAAAGTGTACTTTTCCCCATTTTTATTCCTAATTCTTTTTGATAAGGTAATGATTTTTCAAGTATTTCAACTTGTTTTAAATTTCTTTCGGACATGAGCTGTTTTAGTCGCTCGGATGGATTGCTACTCCTCATGAAACCTCCTCCTTTTTCCTGTTCATAAGCCTATTATAAACCATATTGAACAAAAATTCAAGAGAAAGTTCATAAAAAATGAATTTTTTGCTTGACTAGGTTCATTCAACGTGATAGAATATGTTTTGTAAAACAGTTCATGAAAAATGAACAAGAAAGGAGTCAGCTAATGAGTAACGATTATTCAAAGCTTGCAGGAAAGATTGTTGAAAAGTATGGCACTCAATACAACTTTGCTCAAGCAATGGGGCTCTCAGAGCGCTCAATCTCTTTAAAGATGAATAATAGAGTTCCTTGGAAAGATTTTGAGATGGCAAAAGCCTCAGAGTTGTTAGATATTGATGTAAATCAATTACATGAATATTTTTTTACACCTAAAGTTCATGTTCGTGAACAAATAGCATAGAAAGGAGCAAATATGAACGAACTCATCAATGTAACTCTTAATGAAAAGCAGGAGCCCATTGTATCAGCTAGGCAATTACATCAGACGCTAGAGGTCAAGAAAAGATTTAGCGCTTGGTTTGAATAAAATATCAAGGATTTTGTGGAGGGGTACGATTTTACAGGCGTACCTGGAGGTACACCCGTTAAAGGTGGAAATGGAAACACTCAATATCTGGATGACTACGCTTTAACCTTAGATACAGCCAAACATTTAGCAATGTTGTCTAAAACAGTTAAGGGTCAAGAGGTCAGAGCCTACTTTATCCAAATTGAAAAGGACTACAACAGCCCTGAGAAGATTATGGCAAGAGCTTTACTCATGGCTGATCAGAAAGTCCACAAGCTGGAGGCTCAGATTGAGGCTGACCGTCCTAAGGTGCTATTTGCCGATGCAGTGAGTGCAAGTAAGTCATCTTGCCTGATTGGTGAACTAGCTAAAATTTTGAAACAGAATGGGATTGACATTGGACAAAACAAACTCTTTCAGTGGCTACGAGCCCATGGTTATCTAATTAGTCGTCGTGGAGAGTCTTGGAACCAGCCCACTCAGAAAAGTATGCAGCTTGGACTGTTTGAACTCAAAAAGACAAATATCAATCATCCTGACGGCCATACTACAGTCAGTACAACTACTAAGGTCACTGGTAAGGGCCAACAGTACTTTATCAACAAGTTCCTTGATCAGGAATACTTAACAGGATAGAAATAAAAAAGCCCCTCTGGAACGGCAATTCCATTGAGGGACTAAGCAAAATACTTTACGAGGTAATTATATCATGAAAACAGTAAAAAAGGAATGGGAGCCACGGATTGTAAACATCATGGCAGACGGCTCTCAAGTTGACGATCTGACAGGATATGTCATCCCTGCTGGTCATTCCTACTATGACATCATTCTAGGCATGAACAAGCGAGAGTTACAGAAAGGGGCTTAAATATGAGGTATGCAGTACATAATCAGGAATACCAACGAGAACTACACTCAGATGAACAACCACTCAGCTCAAAACTCAGAACTGAGCTTGCAAGCTAAAGGGTTGCTATTGGTACTGATGTCTAACAAGGACACATGGCGCCCTTACATTGATGAGCTTTCCAAACGCTCTAGGAATGGTCGTGACGCTCACAGGGCAGCTTTTGACGAGCTGAAAGAGGCTGGTTATATCCGTATCTATCGCAAGAGCTTTGGTCGTGGTAAAGGTATCCAGAATTTTCCTTTAGTTCAAGATGTACCAATTTCAGATAGTTATTGGGAGTATTGGGTAAGTAATCTTGAAAAAGAGTTATCCACAGAATAGTAAAAGGGGTTATTTACAACTTACTGATTTTACAAAGTTGAAAAGTTCAAAAGTTGAATTTTACAAAGTTGAAAAGTTCAAAAGTTGAAAAATCCGACACTAATAATAACTAACAAATAATAATAACTAACTATACAATAATCTAAGCCTTACGGCACTAACTTAGTAATAACTACTAACTTACAACAAACTACTACTAATCTAAATAAAGAAAAGGATAACTGAGTTATCCACAGGAGAAAAATCATGATTGACAAAGACCAAATTATCAAAGCGCAACAAGAAAAAATTGAACGCATTGAACAGCTGCAAGAAGAACTACATAAACTATCTATGTTAGGATTGCTAACTGTAAAATTTTTTGGGCTACCTGATGGGCTAGAAAACTCATTAAAAGTCACCCACGATGTCTCACATGCTATCAAGGATGTGCTAGACGGAATGGATCCTAGACAGGCGATTAAGCAGAACATGACAGAAAATGAGGAGGAAGAATAATGTTAGACAAGTTGAAAGAATTTTTTGGACTAGATGACCTTTGGGGTGATGGCCAATCAAAATCAAACAGCAATCTAATTGACGTCAGAACTCTCCAGACCGAAAATAAACAGCTTAAAGCCATCATCAAACAACAAAACGACCTACTAAAAGAGCTCTCTGAGGAAAACATGGAGCTTGGAAGTAGTCGCAGACGGTATGCTGATACAGTCTCAATGCAACAGCGCCTAATTGACGTCTATCAAGATATGGCTAACTAAGGAGGCAATCAATGGACAGAGGACTATTTGGCACCTTTGACTATGACCGTGATTACTTGCAGCCTCCTGAACCCAGGGAAGAACGTGACCCAGCTGATTGGATTTTCAGCGCTGGTCAATGGATCTATATAGGAGATTGTTAGCCTATGAATAGAGAACACAACGAAAGGTAGAAAAAATGAGTTACGAACAAATTTCAGAGTCAACATACTATCAAAACATGAGCTACTGGAACAAAGTTGCACAAGATTATAGAGCGCTAGGCGGTCTAGGAATTTGTGATGACGAAACAGGCGAAGAGCTTTATACAGTATAAGGAGAAGAAAATGACTACTAATCAATTATCAACACAACAGGCTAAACGTGACATTTCTGTCAATGCCCTTGACTGGACATTTGAAGACATCAAACGTTACTTTGATCCTCAGAATTTACTTACTGAGAAACAGGTGGGACAAGCTTTGTCACTTATTAAAGGGCGTAACCTAAACCCTTTAGCTAACGAGGTCTACATTGTAGCCTATAAAAACCGCAATGGAGGGACAGAGTTCAGCTTGATTGTCTCTAAAGAGGCTTTCTTGAAACGTGCAGCCCAGAGTAAAAACTATGAGGGATTTGAGGCTGGCGTGGTTGCTGTAGATAAAGATGGCGTTATGCACGAACGCAAAGGGGCTCTTATGCTACCAGGTGATACTTTGGTAGGCGGTTGGGCTAGAGTCTATCGCAAAAATTTCAAAGTACCTGTAGAAATTCAGGTATCTCTTGAAGAATACAACAAGAAACAAAGCACCTGGAACAGCATGCCAGCTACTATGATCAGAAAAACAGCCCTAGTAAACGCTCTTAGAGAGGCTTTTCCTGAGGATTTGGGGAATATGTACACAGAGGACGACGGCGGAGAAACATTTGACCGTATCAAAGACGTCACACCTCAAGAGAGCCGTGAGGATGTCGTGGCACGCAAGATGGCTCAGATTGAGCAATTTAACAAAGAGCAGGCCCATACAGATCCTAAACCTACTCAAAATGAGGATCCAATCCAGGGCGAGCTAATAGATGACAACGAACTTGAATTTTAGAGAGGAGTTAACATGCAAGAATTACAGGTAAAAGTAACACAGGCACAGGTTGAAATCATTGATCGTGAGAAATTTGAACAGAATATCAATGAGGTTGTGACTAAGTATCAAAATTACACAGTTACAGCTGCAACCATCAAGGATGACAAGCAGACACTTGCCGATCTACGAAAATTAGATAAGCAGGTTTCTGATGAACGGATCAGGAATAAGAAAGTATTATCTGAACCAGCTGACGAGTTTGACAAGTATGTCAAGAATGCCATCCAGCCTCTAAAAGACATCATTACCAAAATTGCTGGTGATGTCAAAGAATTTGAAGATCATCAAAAGGCTGTCAGAATTGACACGGTCAAAGGCTACCTAGCCAACAAATCGGCTGAGTACATGCTGGACCCTCGCCTATTTGATGAAAAGGCCCTTGATTATGTCAAGGCTAGCGATTTCATGGCAGACGGCGTGACGCTTAAAAAAGCCACTATGAAATCACTTGATGACATGGTCACATTTGAGTTTCAGAAACAGCAAGAATTTGAAAAGGCTAAGTCAGCTATTTCAGGGTTATGTGCTGAGTATGGCATGACTGACTCACCTTACATCCGACAGCTGAAAGACTTGACGCTTGCTGAGGTCTTTGAACAAATCAAAGCTGACTATGAATTTGAAAAGCAAAAGGAAGAGCTCAGACAAGCTCAAGAACGAGCAGAGCGAGCTAATCAGGAGCTTTTAGCAGCTCAACAATCCAAACAGCAAGAACAGGCTCCAAAATCAACAGAGACCCCAAATTTTGACCCAGAGACAGGCGAAATCTTGGACAGTGAGCAAATCCCTCAAAATGAGACAAAAGCTCTCAGAGAGGCTGAAAATAACTCTGATGACTACAACCTTAAAATGGGACTTACGGTATTTTTTAAAGACCTGGAAGAAAAAGAACGATTTAAAAAGGCTTTGTCTGACTCTGATTTTGAATATGGGAAAAACTACTGGATTAAAGGCTTTGGTTGGCTTGTGCAACCGTTAAAACAGGAAGAGCTTGCAGATAATTTGGAGGCTATCACTGTCAAAAAAGCCACTGAAAGACAGGTGTAGCTATGGAAATTAGAAAAGTATCTGACAGTGTATCAATCTACTCGGACGGCAAGAGATTGCAGGTTATCCACAACCTAGGGGATGAGTTTATCCTAGATTTTAAGGTGGGAGAGGATAGTGTCTGGAACCTTGACGGCCAAGTCGTAGAAATTATTGACATGATTGAGCCTGTCTTTAAAGTTTGTGGCTTTTGCTCAAAAGCTGGAGAGGGTATGCAACGCTTAAAACATGCTATTGACCACTTTGAAATATTTGAGCAGTACATCAGAGACAATCAGGATGATCTGATTGTCTGGTGGCACAATCCAGGAGAGGAATATGATTAAAACAGTATTTTTATCATCCGACTACCCATCTGACGAGGCGATTGACGATCAAATAAATAGCTGGCTTGCCGAAAATCCAGGCATTAAGTTGATTGACATCAAATTTCAATCAAATGTGTCTGCTGTCGCTGACAGTGGAGTCAGTGCTGAATATTGGCACACATCCGCATTGATTATTTACAAAGTTCCCTCAGAGAACAATATAAGCAGTATCAATTCAAATGGTTTAGGTTTAATAATCAGCTGTGAGAAATGTGGTAGCTTATCAATAATCAAGGCAAAAGATGTAGGTCAAAATGTATGTTATGAATGCAAAGGAGAGAAATAATGAATGATTTTATCAAAGAGATTGGAATGGCTATCCTATGGATGTTTTTAGGCTATCTCTTGGGAGAGCGTAGCGCTAGAGAGGACAAAACGGATGATCAATAACGTCACATTGGTTGGGAGGCTTGTAGCGCATCCTGATCTACGAAAAACGCCTAACAATGTATCTAGCCTGCAGGGAACACTTGTAGTCAATCGCAATTTCAAGAATGAAAATGGAGAGCGTGAGGCTGATTTTATCAATTTCCAAGCGTGGAGAGGTACAGCTGACATCATTGCTCAGTATTGCAGCAAGGGCTCACTTATTGGCCTCATAGGACGCATACAAGTCAGGTCTTACGAGAAAGACGGTCAGCGTCGATATGTGACTGAAGTAGTCGCTGAGAGCGTCGCTCTGCTAGAAAGTCGCAACAGTCAGCAGTCTCAAGGGCAAGGCAACACTTTCCAAAATGGAAACAACTCACCTTTTGCCGATCCTAACCCATTTGACCTCCCAGCTGACGGTTTACCGTTTTAGGAGGTATCGATGTCAAAAATTAAAATCCTTGACGCTTGCTGTGGCAGTCGTATGTTTTGGTTTGATAAAAACGAAAGTCACACAATTTTTATGGATATTAGGCAAGAAACATTTGAGATACATGGCAAAAAGGTCAACGTAGACCCTGATGTTATCGGTGATTTTCGTGACATGCCTTTTGAAGACAACACATTTAATCTAGTTGTGTTTGATCCACCACATCTAAAATGGGCTGGACCTAATTCGATAATGAAAGCTCAGTATGGACAGCTGGATAAAGTTACCTGGTCGGAAGATTTGGCCAAGGGGTTTGAAGAATGTATGAGAGTCCTAAAAATTGGAGGTACACTAGTCTTTAAATGGTCTGATTGTCAGATAAATGTAAAGAAATTACTAGAGGTGATACCATTCAAGCCCTTATTTGGTCAACAAAGAGGCACCACTCACTGGCTAACATTTGTAAAGTTTTAGGAGGAAAGTGTTGACAATTAAAATGACTGTTTGGGCATTGTTTGATAGTGGGAATGGTAGCTATACAAAAGGCGTTAAAGCTCTGAATAGTTCGGGGGGGGGCGAACATTGACATCTATCCAATCGGAATAGATATAGAAAACAAGAATGATCATTTTATAAATTTGAACCTTGCTGACTATGGGCGCTTGTTTGGAGACAACACACTTTTTGACAAACTTGACAAGTTGCCAAAGCCTGATTTGATAATAGCTAGCCCACCATGCGAAAGCTGGAGTAATGCTAGTGCTATGTGCGAGGGTAACGCTTGCTGGAAACAAGAAGACCTCTCAGATAGCCTCTTTGCTCCACAAAGGGAGCCTAGCATGTTTACAATCAGGAACGCCTCTGACTACGAGAAAGCCTATATAAATTATCAGTATGACCGTCAATTTATGAAGAGAGTCAATGGGGAGCTTTGTGCTTTCAATACCATTGAGATCATCAAGCGATATAACCCTAAATATTTCATCATAGAGAACCCAGCAAGTGGGCGCTTGTGGAAATATATTGAGGATGTCATGGATTTTAAGTTGCCATATCTCAACCTCACACGCTACAACAATTATGACTACCCTTTGCAGAAACCCACAAAGTTTGCTAGTAATCTTGATTTAGGTCTTAAAAATGACATTATCAAGCAAGAAATTGAATGGGGAAAATTCTCTAAGTCATACAACGAACGGTCAAATATTCCACAAAACCTAGTAATAGAGATTTTCACTAAGGTTTACAATGAATTTCTACAGGAGAAAGAACATGGCAAGTAAAATCAATGTGACAGAACGTATTGCTATCATCATTGAGAAACAAAAAATGGAGGTTATTACGACCTTAAACTATGATATGAGCATTAGCTTTGATAACAAAGACGCCACCCCCACACTAGATGAGAATGGTGATCTTTTTGAACCAGTCTACAAGTGCAAAGTTCAGGCAATTCCCAAAAATGATGTATTTTTTACCTCATTGACACGAGTCAAGAGCAACATCAAAACACTACAAGAGGTTAAGAAATTCTTTGAGTTCGTAAATGAAAACAGAGAAAATCTCTTTGAGATGGCAGGATTTAAGGGGGCTCTTGAATGAAATTGACCCTGAACATTGAGCCTAAGCCTCAATCACGGCCAAGATTTGCAAGACGTGGGAGTTTTACCACGACTTATGAAGACAAGGGCATGAAAGCCTGGCGCAATCATTGCCAGCTGCTCATTGCTAATCAGTACATGGGTCAGCCTATCCTTGAGGGAGCATTGAGGGCAAAGCTTAGATTTTACATCAAGCCTCCTCAGTATATTTCCAAGATCAAGAAGAACCAGCAGGCCCTCCTGGATGAAATCATACCAGTAGGCAAAAAGCCTGACATAGATAACTACGAAAAAGCCCTCTATGACAGTATGTCAGGGATTGTCTTCCAGGATGACGGTCAGATAGCTCTGCATGATGTAGGCAAGTTCTACAGTCTAAATCCACGGATAGAGGTAGAGGTGGAGCTGATGGAACCCCTGAGTATTTAAAGAAATGAGGAGCAGATGGCTGACTACGCATTATATCAGGGTGATGTGTTTGTTACGCTTGGGACATTAGCGCAGATCAGTAGCGAAACAGGAATTACTGAAAGGATGTTAAAGTACTACACTTACACATCACACCAACGACGAAACCCAAACGGTAGGGCCGTTATTAAAATCGAGGAGGAAGATAATGAGAATTAAGACATCAAATGACACGATCATTCACGTCAATAAGTCTCAACGCAGTATCACGATCGAGGGCGTCGAATTAAGCGGCGATTGTCGTGCTCTGGTTTCAGACAATAAGAACGGAACAGGCACAATTACCCTGATTTTCGACGGTAAGATTATTTAGAGGAGGTAAAATGAAACGATTTATCGCAATATGGATATTATTGTCTGCTGGATTGAATGTCTGGCAGAGTATCCATATTAAGAAATTAGAAGAAAAGCGCCCTATTGTAATCTACAAAGCAGACAATCAAGGCGCAGAAATTAAAGGCAGAGTCGTCCACAAGGAGAAAATAGGCGACCTGTACACAATCACAATACAGAACTACGGCATTTTCGTAGTCACACAAACAAGCTACGAAACTTTAAGGATTGGAGACGAGGTGAGATTATGAGACCGAAATTTAGAGCGTGGGATAGCGCAAAAAAAGAAATGTTCAAAGATACTTTCGCAATTACAGAAAGTGGGCAAGTTGTAGTGGTTGAACAGGAGGACGTCATGTCCCCTCCAGATTATGTTTTTGTTGATCATCTGGTCATCATGCAATCAACGGGCCTTAAGGACAAAAATGGAAAAGAAATCTTTGAAGGGGATATAGTAAAACGATATAAAAGCCCCTTTCACAAGGCAAAATGGGAATATCAGATTGAAACTGTACTCAAAGAAAAAGCCAGTCTTTTGTTAGGGCGAGAATTTGGTAAGAACTTTGGGACAATACCATTCGATTCGCCATTTGCTAGAAGTGAACTGTTGGAAGTCATCGGCAATATCTACGAAAATCAAGAACTTTTGGAGGAAGAAAAATGAGACCTAAAAAATACCCGTATTCAGGAGCTGTAAAAGCAAAGAAAACAGCTAAAGAAGATAAGCCAGAGCTTGTAGCATTTCCAAACATTGCGATCAGAAAAGATTTGCTCAAACATATCTACACGGTTACTAGATATCATGACGGCTGTACAATCATTTATTTCAAAATCCCAAAATTTTTTGGAGCATACGAGGAGCAAAAAGCTAAAGTAAATCTTAGTTATGAGGAGACTATCAAGATACTCAATAGCTACTAAAAGAAAAAAGCCAAGACACTCTCTGCCTCAGCTAAATTCTCAATAAGATTATTATATCACAAAAAGGAGATAGAGAGTGAACAAGGCTAAAGAGCTCTTGAAAGAGCTGCAGGATCTGGACATGGATATTCAAAGCCGTATAGATGAAATCAATGAGCTTGAGGCAGGTTTGCTCTCAAGCCCCAAGTGGACTGATGTCAAAGTTCAAGGCGGACAAGCTAGAAAAGTTGATGATGTTTATACTCAGCTTGTCGTGATGAAAGAGGCTATAGAACAGGATACTAAAGAGGTTATCAATAGGAAACTTGAACTAGGTAGAATGATCAACAAGCTTAAAAATCCAAAACATAGAACTATTTTGAGAAAGACCTACATCAATAAGATGTACGTTGATGACATCTGTGACAGCATGGGGGGCATGAGTTCCCCTACTTACTATCGTTTGAAGAAACAAGCAGTAAAGGAGCTTGATAGTATTCTTTCAGAATTGATAGTAAATGATAGTAACTGTACAGGCATGAAGTCTAAAATCTGTTAGAATGGTAGTATCAAGAATTGAAAAGAGAGGTCTCAGAATTGGTAGATGGTTACCTGTAATGCCAGGGGGCTGTGATGGCCTTGGAGGTTCGACCCCTCCCCTCTTTTAAGGGAATATAGCTCAGTTGGTAGAGCGCCTAGTTGAAGCCTAGGAGGCCACTGGTTCAATTCCAGTTGTTCCCGTTGTATCTCTGTGAGTAGCTATCACAATAGGGGTACAGGGCGGTAATTAGATTTAGGCTAATTAACCTGTAGGACAGAGATAAAGTAGCGCTATATAAGGCTCTGGTGGGGGAGGCACCCACTTACCGCATACAGTCACTCTTTGAGTGGCTTTTTTATATTTCAAAACAAATAAACAGCAGGAGGTTTAGGCTTGGGTAGAGCAAGAGACCCCAACCGAGACAAAGCATTTGAAATCTATTCAGAGAACAATGGAAACATTGAACTGATTGAGATTGCTGAGCGTTTGGGTGTTTCAGCTGGCACTGTCCGAGGTTGGAAAAGTAAAGACAAATGGGAACCTAAAATAAAAGGAACGTTCCAAAAGAAAAATACGGAACGCTCCAAAAATCCAAGGGGCGCTCCTAAGGGTAGTAAGAACGCTTTAGGGCATGGAGCACCTAAGGGGAATACTAATGCCCTCAAACATGGACTGTTTGCTAAGTATTTGCCTCAAGAGGTATATGAGATAGCTCAGGAACTGTCAGAGAAACAACCAATAGACATCCTCTGGGAAAATATCACGCTGACCTATGCTAATCTACTACATGCTCAGCGCATTCTGTACGTTCAGGATGTTGATGATACTACAAGCGTACTTATAGCTACCACGGCAAAAGGTGGAGCAAGCTATGAAATTCATACATCATGGGATAAGCAAGGCAAGGCCTTAGCTGCAATAGCAAGAGCTCAGACTGAGCTTAGAGGCATGATTAAGACTTATGACGAGCTTACACGCTCTCCACTTGTTACAGAGGAGCAACGCCTTAGAATTGAAAATCTCAAGGCACAGTTAGGCTCAGGTAATGAAGATGACACAGTCATTACTGGATTTACATTTGATAGGAGTGAGTATAATGGCAATACTGAACCTAGCGAAACTGATTAACCCAGTATTTGATGAAGTCCTCTATACACTCAAGAGCCATATAGTGCTAAAGGGTGGCCGTGCCTCTACTAAGTCATCAGTGGTCTCTATTGACCTTGTAAATGACTTTATCAATGACCCCAACGGTAATGTGGTAGTCTTGCGAAAAGTAGGTAAGTACTTGAGAATGTCAGTGTATGAGCAGATAAGATGGGCCATCTATGAGATGGGGCTAGCTAATCAGTTCAAGTTTGGGAAATCTCCCTTACAAATCACCCACAAAAAGACAGGTACAGCCTTTTATTTCTACGGTGTAGACGATCCAATGAAACTCAAATCCCAGAAGATAGCCAAAGGTTATGTAATGGCCGTATGGTTTGAGGAATTGGCTGAGTTCGCAGGCCGTGAGGACATTGACATAGTTGAGGATACTTTCATCCGTCAAGAGTTGCCAAACGGCAAAGAGGTCAAGGTCTATTTCACATACAACCCTCCAAGAAATCCCTATGACTGGATAAATGAGTGGGTGGCAGAGAAAGCTAGTGACCCTACTTACATGATACATCACAGCACCTACCTTGATGACAAGTTAGGTTTTTTGTCTAAGCAGATGAAAGACAAGATAGAACGCTACAAGGAGACAGACCCTGACTACTACAGATGGATGTACTTAGGCGAGGTAATCGGTTTAGGTAATCATGTTTATAACATGAGCTATTTTAAACCACTAGAGAGCCTCCCTGATGATGACAAAGTGATAGGTATATCATTTGCCCTGGATACAGGACACCAACAATCAGCTACAGCCTGTGGAGCTTATGGGCTCACTGCCAAGGGCAATGTTATCTTACTTGATACGTTCTACTATAGTCCAGCTGGCAAGACCATCAAAAAGGCACCTAGTGAGCTCTCTGTGATGATCCATGACTTTATAGACAAGGTCATGAAGACCTACAGAGTGCCTAAACTCAAGATGACCATTGATAGTGCTGAGGGGGCTTTGCGTAACCAGTATTTCAAAGACTATGGTGAGCGCTGGCACCCTGTGGCCAAAAAGAAAAATCAGACTATGATTGATATGGTTATCAGTCTACTAGCTGAGGGGCGTTTCTACTACCTTGAAATCCCTGCTAATAGGGTTTTCGTTGAAGAGCATAAGATGTACCGATATGATGACAAGTCACTCAACACAGATGACCCCAAAGTCATCAAGGAAGATGACCACACGGTAGACGAGTTCAAGTATTTTGTCCTAGACAACGCTAGAGAGCTAAGACTAAAAGCCTAAAGGAGCTAACAATGGGAATAGTAAAGACTATCAAGAATTTTTTCACAAGGAGCAAGTATGTGATGACAACACAGAACTTAACGAATATCACTGATCACCCTAAAATAGCTGTGTCATCTGCAGAGTATGACCGTATTAGGGAAAATCTCAAGTATTATGCAGGACATTATCCACAGATTGACTACACTGACAGCAACGGCACGCCTCAAAAGCGAGCTTTCAACCATCTGCCTATTGGGCGTACAGCAGCCAAGAAGATTGCAAGCCTAGTATTTAATGAACAGGCTGAAATCAAGCTAGACGACAAGGACGCTAATAAATTCATTCAGAAACAGCTACAAGATGACAGGTTTGTCAAGAATTTTGAACGCTACTTAGAGAGTGGTTTGGCACTTGGTGGATTGGCTATGAGGCCATACGTTGATAGAGACAAGGTAAGAGTCTCTTTCATTCAAGCGCCTGTCTTTTTGCCTCTACAATCAAACACACAGGACGTCTCTAGCGCTGCTATTATTACTAAGACAATCAAGTCAGAGGGTAACAAGCAGAAGTTTTACACGCTGATTGAACTGCACGAATGGGGCAAAGATGACAAATATACAGTCACTAACGAGCTCTACAAGTCTGACAATCAGAATATTGTAGGCGCTAGGGTTCCTCTATCAGACCTCTATGAGGATCTTGAGGAAGTGGTAGACCTGAACGGCTTGAGTCGTCCACTCTTTACTTATCTGAAAACTCCAGGGATGAATAATAAAGATATTAACTCAGCTCTTGGGCTGTCTATCTTTGACAATGCTAAGACCACCATGGACTTTCTTAATACGACCTATGACGAGTTTATGTGGGAGATTAAGATGGGTCAGCGCAGAGTGGCCGTGCCTAGTCAGATGATTAAAGTTGAGTACAATCAGGAGGGCGAGAATGTCACAGTCAAGCGTGAGTTTGAGGCTGGACGTAACGTCTATGAACAGATTGACTCAGGAGATATGGACAAGGGGGTAGGTATTACTGACCTTACAACACCTATCCGATCTGATGACTATATCAAGGCTATCAATAAAATCCTAGCGATTTTTGAAATGCAGATAGGAGTATCTTCTGGAACCTTTACATTTGACGGTAAGAGCTTGAAGACAGCCACTGAGGTTGTCAGCGAGAACTCAGACACATACCAGATGAGAAACAGCATTGTCAGCTTGGTAGAGCAGTCTTTGAAAGAACTCATTATCTCAATGTTAGAGTTAGGCAAAGCCTACGGTCTTTATAAGGGGAATATCCCTGAAATGGAGAAAATCAGCATTAACCTTGATGATGGAGTTTTTACAGACCGAAATGCTGAGCTGGACTACTGGGTTAAGGTTGTAAATGCTGGCTTTGCTACGGATGTCATGGCCATTGAAAAGGTGCTCAACGTGACTCCTGAGAAAGCTAGAAAAATCAAGGCTGAGATTAGCGGAAATGTCATTGATGAGGCTAGTGGAGAGCGCAGTCCTGAGGATGTATCCACCTATGGAGAGTAGCATGAAAAAACTATTTAGGTTTATTTTGCCACCACTCAACCCAGCCAAGTTATTTATTAAGTTACCAAACAGGTTTTTGAGGTGGGTATGGTATGACTGAAAAGAAACCAATCAAGCTAAATGATGAGCAGCTAATGCTTGACGCTAGTCAGGTTGCAGACATCTATCATCAGCTAACTCTTGACCTTTTTGACCAGGTTATAGATCGTATCAAAGAGCGTGGCTCTGCTAGTCTTGATGACAACCCCTATATTTGGCAACTTGAGAAAATGAATGAGATGGGCCTACTCAATGAGGACAATGTCAAGCTCATTTCTGACCGTTCAGGCATTGCTGAGGAGCAACTTAGGCATGTTATCCAAAATGAGGGCTACAAGGTCTATAAAGACACAAAAGAGCAACTACTGGAGTCCATGGGTGGAGAGTTTAGTCATAACTCACTCATTCAGACCAATCTAGCTGCTTATGTCAATCAAGCTATGGGAGATATAGACAACCTCATCAATACCACTCTACCAATGAGTGTCAGAAAGGTTTATCAGTCCATAGTCCAGGAGAGCGTGGCTAAGGTTGTCACAGGACTCACTACCTCAGACAAGGCTATCTCTGATACAGTCATGAAATGGGCTGAAAAGGGATTTTATGGCTTTACTGATAGCCAAGGAAAGCACTGGAAAGCTGACACTTACGCTAGACAAGTCATCAAATCGACGGCTTGGCGTGTCTATCGTGAGGTCAGAATGGCTCCAGCTGAGGAGTTGGGGATAGATACCTTTTACTATCACAAAAAGGCCACAGCAAGAGAGATGTGCGCTCCTTTACAACATCAGATAGTAACTACTGGAGTTGCTAGGACTGAGGCTGGGGAGCGGATTTTGGCGCTATCAGACTACGGATACGGCTACGCTGGAGGATGTCAAGGTATTAACTGTACTCATGAGATGACACCATACATCCCAGGGGCTAACTACAAGCCTGATTTGCCCGACGAGTTAAGAGACTTAACGCCTGAGCAGGCTATAGAAAATGCAAACGTACAGGCCAAACAGAGGGCCCTTGAGCGTTCTATCAGACGGTCAAAGGAATTTCTCCATGTTGCAGAGAAACTAGGTGATCAGGAGCTGATAGACAAGTATAAGAGCAAGGTTAGGATCCAACAGGGAGCCATGAGAGACTATCTCAAACAGCACCCATTCCTACATCGTGATTATGCTAGAGAGAAGTACTATGATGACCCTTATACCAAAGCTAAGAAAGAGGTTGAGCTACGGGAGAAACAGGCTAAAATAATCAATCAATTTAATAGAGCTAAAGAACTTTTGGGAGAAAAAGCTCCAAAATCATTGTCAAAATTTAAGAAAATGGGGTATAATAATACTAGAGAGTACAGACAGGTATTACTCAAATCCGAGTTACAAGAACACATTAACAATGGCTTACTATCATTAACAATCAATCCCGATAAGCAGAACAGACATTCTAAAGAACATAAGGCTTATATTGATTATGTAGAACGAAATAAAAATAAAGGTAAACCAATACCTGGATATATTAAAGCAGATAATGCAACTATTCAGGAAGTTATAAATAATAATTACCTGGACGGAAAAATCATAAAACGCCAAGATGGACAATTTAGCTCTGTAATAAAAAATAATAAAATAAGTGGTGTAGCGTATAGTCAAACTGACTTAGATGGGAAATATCCAACAGAAACAGATGAGTTTACCATCCATATTTCAAAATCTACAACCCACTTAGTGCCTAAAATGCCTAGTGATATTACAAAAGGAGGAACACAATGAGACTATGGGAATATGTAGACAAAAATGTACACCTTGTTTTAAAAGATGACACCTCCATCACTGGCAAGGTTATAGATTGGTTTGACGGCTATGATTTAGATGGTTCTGACGAAATCGTTATAGGTGACCACTCATACCCTGAGAACATTATCAAGGAAATCAAAATTATCAGCGCTTAGTACATTCTAGGCGCTTTTTTCATGCAATAAATTGCTATAAACCACTATAAACCTATGGAAGTCCATCAGGTTTTTTATTTTGCCCTGGAGCATGGCGTAAAACTGTCTTAATTTGTCCATGTGACGTAAAAAAGGAGGAGTTAAGACATGAGTCTTAAACGTGAAATGTTAGTTGAGGCAGGTATCGAGGATAAGTCAGTGATTGACAATATCATGCAAGCGTACGGTGCAGGTATTGAAAACGCAAAATCACAGGCTAAGTCTGAACTGCAAGCCGAAAACGACACATTAAAACAACAGCTTGCGCAACAAACCCAAGCTATCAATGATCTACAGGCCAAAGAAGGAGCTAGTGAGGAAAGCAAGCAACAGCTTGAAGAACTCAAAGCCCAATTTGAGCAGTATAAGCTGGATAGTGAGGCAAACCTTGCTCAGGTAACCAAAACCAATGCTATTGCCCTTGCTTTGAAAGATGTAGGTGCATACAACTCAGAGGACTTGATGAAATTCATTGACCTAGAAAAAATCGAGCTAGGGGAAGATGGAAAACCTCAATTAGAGGACACAATCAACTCACTCAAAGAGTCAAGCCCTTATCTATTCCAAGCCGAGGACAAGCAGCCTAACCCTAATATCTCTGTGCACGGAAATCCACCAGCAGAAACTGGATACGATCATCTAAGCGCAGAGGACAAAGCCCTATTTGCAGGCTTTGATAGCGTATAAAACCAAAAATAAAGAAAAGAGGAATATTACACATGGTAGTAAATTACGCAGCTAAATTTGATGAAAAAGTAGATGAGCGCTTTGCTAAAGAGGCCCTATCTACTGGTATTATTAACCAGGATTTTGATTTCCTTGGAGTTGACACCGTCAAGGTCTACTCTATCCCTACATCAGGAATGAATGACTACAAGACAAATGGACAAAACCGTTACGGTGACGCTGAGGAACTTGGAAATACAGTTCAAACTATGACAATGAAGAAAGATCGCTCTTTCACATTCACGATTGACAAGAAATCTGAACAGGACACAAATGGTGTTATGGAGGCTGGAAAAGCCCTTGCACGTCAGTTGTCAGAAGTCGTTATCCCAGAAGTAGACACTTACCGTTTTGCAACAATCGTAGCTGGTGCAGCGCCTGAACATATTGCAACAGCAGCTGTGACTAAAGAGAATGCTTATGAGGCTGTCCTTGATGGTCAGGTTAAGCTCACTGACGCTCTTGTCCCAACAGCTGGCCGTGTCTTGCATGTGTCACCTAAGTTTTACAAACTCATCAAACTTGACCCAACATTTGTGAAAAATTCTGACCTTGGTCAAGAAATCACTATCAAAGGTCAAGTAGGTATGATTGACGGCTTGCCAGTAGTTTTGACACCTACATCACGCTTGCCACAAAAAGTAGAGTTTATTATCGCTCACCCTGTGGCTACTCCATCTCCTATTAAGTTGGAAGACTACAAGATCCACGACAACCCACCAGGAATTAACGGCAAGCTCGTTGAGGGCCGTATCCGTTACGACGCTTTCGTTCTTGACAACAAGAAAAAAGCTATCTACGTTCACAAATCAGCATAAGGAGGCTAGCTAATGGCTAAGAAGAAAGAAGAAACCACAGAGGAAGTTGTGGAAAACCAAGAAGTGACAGAGGAAGTTGTCAAAAAATCTGTTACTTTGACAAAAGACGGGGTTTCTTTCACTCTGTCTGACCCGATCATGATTTCAGCATTTGAAAATCAAGGATACGAAGTGGAGGAATAAAGTAAATGGCTAAATTTAAAGCGACATCAAACGTTGTCTTTATCGTTGACGGCAAAGAGCAAAGCTATGACAAAGATGTAGAGTATGACATGGATGTCAAGACAGCTGAGGCGCTCAACGCCAAAGGTGAAATTACACACCCTGAGCTTAGCCCGTTCTTTGAACGTACTGACAAAGAAGAAAAAGCAGCAAAGGCGGATAAATAACACCGCCTTTTTTAATTGGAGGTGGTTACTATCGCTTATTTAACACAAGATGAATTTAAGGATTTTGGATTTGATGAAGTTGAGGAATTTGAAAAACTACTACAGAGGGCAGAGATTGCTATCAACCTCTTTCTTAACAATTTCTACAGCTTTGTAGATTTTGAAAAAGAGATCGGGCACAGAAAGCAAGCTGTCAAGCTGGCTACGGCTTTCCAGGTAGCATATTTGGACGCTAGTGGGATCACTACGGCTGATGATAAGCAATCAGTCTCTACTGTGATTTTAGGGCGTACTCATATCACTTACAAGAATAGCTCTAGTCAGTCTTTAGAGAGTGCTAGGTATAACTTATCACTTGACGCCTTGAATACTCTGAAATCGGCAGGATTTGGCTACAGAGGGGTAGGTTATGACAGACATTGATAAACGGTTATTGATTGATACTGTAACAATTCAGAAAACCACAGGAGAAAAAGACGGATGGGGTAAAGAAGTATTTGAGAGCCCAGTGACCCTTAAAACTGTTAGGTTTGACAGACAGTATCAAGTAAAAGGTACGAAAAACAACCGCAAGGAGTCCAAGCCTAGTACGTTATTTGTGTATCCTAGATATTGCCCAATCGTCTTAGACAAGACCTTTGAAAATGCCATAATCAACGACGGAGAACGTGACTACAGAGTGACCTCTGTGGTTCCTGTCAGTTATCCACACAAACAAAAGGTATTTTGTTACGAAGTGGAGTGTATCTGATGGGAACAGGCGTATCTGTCAAGGTTGATTTAAAGGGGATTGAGAAAAAGGTATCCCCAACGGCATTAGCAAAAGGGAAGTTAGCAATAGCTAATCAGATGTTGACTGACTTTACTCCTTTTGTACCACGCAAAAGCGGTGAGCTTAGTGGAAGTGGCCAAGCGACAAAAGACGGAGTTAAATATCCTGGACCTTACGCTAGAGCTCAATTTTACGGCTCAAGCTACAACAAGGTTAGGACCTTTGTCTTTAAAAAGTACACCACACCAGGAACTGGTAAGCGGTGGGACTTGAAAGCCTCGGCTTTACATTCTGCTAACTGGGGGAAAGTCGGTCTAAGAGCAATGGGAGTGAAAGCATGAATAACAATGATTTTTCAGAAGTCCTCAGGGATTTCATCAACACACTAAACCTCTCTCTGACTTGTAAACTTGATTACTTATCAGAGGGGGAGGATTTAGTCCTTTACCCTTTGCCTGGTGGGAAGATTTTAAAAGAGTACATGAACGGCAAGCAGGACATTAGCCTTGTCTTTGAGGTGGCAATCAAAACGACTGATCACCAGAAGACAAGCTCTATCCTGTGGGCCATCAATCATGCTCTCGCTGATTTTAATCTGGAACTACCTAGCAAAAATAATTCATATCAATTCAGAGGCCTTGAAGTATCACAGCCATTCCTAAATGACCGTGATGAGCAAGGCTTTTATATTTACATGTTAGATGTAACGGCAAAATTAGAAACAAATGGAGGGAACTAAATGCCAAAAATGAAAAACGCCAAGCGCAAACACTTTCTTGCGCCATGGTTACCAACAGCACCAGCTACTGAGCCAAGCAATGACGCCTGGAAATGGCTTGCGGACGGAGTAACAACCGCCGAGGCTGAAAACGACGAGGAGACAGATGACATTGCATACTACAACGGTGATGGCACTAAGAAAACAGTAGTAACATCTGTCAAAAACGGATACAGCTTTGAGGGCGACTACATCAAAGAGGACGCGGCTCAGGCCATTGTCGCAGGTATGCGCTTTAAAACTGGAGATGACCGTAATGTCTGGCTTAAAGTAGTAGAGTCTGATGGTAAAACTCAATACGTTGGAGTCGCTACTGTCTCAGGTATCAAAATCGGAGGCGGAGAGGCCTCTGAGTATGAGGGCTTTGAGGCAACTATCAGCTGGAATGCAGCACCTAAACAGTCTGCCGTAGTCGGTTGATGATTTGATCTAGGGGAGTGAATAGGCTCCCCTTTTTATTTTTGACTTAAAAATTAGTAGGAGAAAAAAACAAATGGTAGTAATTAAAAAACGTGACAATGTCATCCCTGTTGACTTTGGAGAGTTCAAACTTGAATTTGTAGCCAATGACAAAAACATCCACAAAATGGAAAAACTTGGCACAATCCTTAAAATTGAGGGCGAAAAACTAGCTAAGACAGAGGATAGTAAGGCCTTTGAAACGGTACAAGACTTAGTCAAAGACTCTTGGACAGAGCTGTTTGACAAAGAGGCGTTTGACAAGGTTTACTCATTCTCTAATGAGTCTACAGTGGACACAATGGCCTACTTACTTGAGACAATCACTGGAGTCATCTCAGAATGGGAGAAACGTAACAACACAGACGCTCTCAAAAAATATCTAGGTGACTGACATGCTGGATCTATCAAGGAAATTGACAGATGAGTTAGTCCTTGGTGATGATGTGTATCCAATGAATATCGCTTTTAACAAGGTCTTGAAAGTGGTGGAGCTGATCAATGATGATGACATTGACGAGCTTTACAAACCTTTTCTGGCCATTCAAATCTTGACTGGTGTAGATTTTACTCAGGCTTTAACTCCTGAACAAGCTACAGCAATCTTTAAGATGATTTTTGAGGAGCATATCAGAATTATTCCAGCTAAAGACACAGCACCAGTGCTAGACCTAGCAGGAAACCCAATCAAAAGCAAAATACGCTCCAGGAGCCAATCTGAGGGAGGAAATCGTCTCTTTAGCTTGAAGTACGACGCTGAGTATATTTACTCATCATTTCTCCAAGCTTATGGGATTGACCTCATAGATGCTCAGAATAGCCTGCACTGGAAGAAGTTCAACGCTTTACTAAACGGCCTGCCTAGTGATACTAAATTTGCTGAGGTGCTGAAAATACGCTCTTACAAGCCCCAAAAAGGCGACAGTAAGCAGTACAAGGAGAACATGAAGAAACTCAAAAAAGAGTATGCTCTACCTGATGAATTTGACTACTAATTTTAGAAAGGAGGTACACAATGGCAGATGGTTCAGTTACTATCAAGGTTGACATGGACGGCTCCAATGCTCAGGCTGGAGTGAATAAGCTCAAGTCTCTTTTTGGAGGCCTTGAAAGTGCAGGGCAAAAAGTAGGCTCAGTATTCAAGTCAGTCCTAGGAGCTAATTTGATTGGCTCAGCCCTTACTACAGGGATTGGTACTATTACTAGTGGTATCCGTGAAATGGCCTCTGAGCTAAACAGTTCACAGAAAGCCTGGAAAACATTTGAGGGAAACCTCCAAGCCTTTGGACGATCAGCTGAGGAAATCAAGGCAGCTAAGACCGAAATGCAGGACTTTGCAACCAAAACCATCTACTCAGCCTCTGATATGGCTAGTACTTACTCACAGCTTGACGCTGTAGGGACTAAGAATGTTGGTAGTCTAGTTAAGGCATTTGGTGGACTTGCAGCCTCTGCTGAAAACCCAGCCCAAGCTATGAAATCACTGTCCACTCAGGCAACGCAGATGGCAAGTAAGCCTAAAATTGCCTGGATGGACTTTAAAATCATGATGGAGCAAGCTCCAGCTGGTATGGCTGCAGTCGCAAAAGAGATGGGAATGTCTACGGCCGATCTTGTAAAAGCTGTCCAAGATGGAAAGGTCAAGACAGAGGACTTTTTTGACGCTCTCAACCGTGCAGGTAACTCAGACGCTTTCCAAAAAATGGCTACAGAGTTCAAAACGGTTGACCAGGCCATAGATGGGGCAAAAGAAAGCCTCTCTAATAAACTCATGCCAGCCTTTGAAAAACTTAATAAGTTTGGTATCAAGGCAGTCAATGCAGTTTCAGACGCTTTGGACAAAATCAATTTTGATAGCATGGCAGACAAATTAGGAGGATTTTTAGAAAGTATCAACATTGATGGCATTATTTCAAATGTCAGCACATCAATCTCTAATTTTGTTGGTAAAATTAAAACTTTCTGGCAAGCATTCTCAAACACTGGGGCAGTTAGTGCTTTTACTAGCGCCATTAAGAGTGTTGCTGGGGCTCTAAAAAATGTCTGGGATAGTTTAACTACATCAGAGGTCTTGTCAACTCTAGGAAGTGTATTAGGCAATATTGTCAAATGGCTTTCACAGGCTGCTACAGTAGCTGGTAACTTTATCAGCTCATTGCCTACTGGGGTCATTCAAGCAATCACTGTAGGTTTACTTGGTTTAGTTGCAGGTTTTAAAGCGTTTAAGTTTTTGAAATCATTCAACCCTTTTGGTTTATTCAAGAGTAAAGCTACAGAGGCACTGAGTGGTACCACATCAACTGTCAGCTCGATAGGGTCGCAAATTGTATCTGTCATCCGTAGTCTTGGGCAAAGTGTAGCCGCAGCTGCTAGAGGTATTGGCCAAGGCGTTGGCGCTGCTTTTCGTGGGATTGGACAAGGATTATCCATGGTCAATCCTTTAACTATTGCAGCCCTAGCTGTCCCTATTTTGGCTTTAGGGGCGGCGTTTGCTTTGATGGGAACACAAGGTCAAGGTATCGCAACAATCTTACAAGCTGTAGGTGATGTTATTGTAAGTGTAGGTACGGCTATTGGAACTATTCTAAACCTAGCTCTACAAGGTTTAGCTCAAGCCCTTGTAATTATAGCCCCTGTACTTCCTACAATCGCCTCAGCTTTTGCTCAACTATCGCCTTTGATTACTGCTGCAGGCGTTGCAATTAGCATGATAATTAGTTCTATGAGCGGACTAGCTCCTGTCATTACAGCGCTAGGGTCAGCTATTAGCGAGATTATAACGGCTATCAGCTCAGGTATTGTTGAGATAGCAACGGCTGTGACACCTATTATTGAAATACTTTCAAATGCTTTCGTACAAGTTGTGACAGTTGTGTCTGGAGCGATTGTACAAATCGTTGAGGCTTTAGCCCCATTCATGCCAGCTGTTTCTGAAATGGTTCAGGCATTAGCTCCTGTACTACAGTCTTTGGTTGAAGCGTTTAATAATCTGATCAATCAAGTCAGCCCTATTATTGACAGCTTGACTAACTTGCTCAAAACATTTGGGGAACAAGTTAGCTCAATATTAGAGAGCGCTGGTAGTGTAGTCGAGTCCTTTGGTTCAGCTATTCGCAATGTCCTTGATGGGATTGCAGGTATTTTCGATAGTATCGGGAATGCTGCTAAAAATGCTGGTCTAGGTGTTAAATACATGGCTGAGGGAATTAAAATCCTTGTAGATCTTAACCTTGCTGATTTAGTAGGAACTTTAACGGCAGTGGCTACTGGACTTGCTGCTATTGCAGCCTCAGGCATAACTACAGCTGGACCAGGGTTACAACAAGCAGGGACAGGATTGAGTTTAATTGCTACATCGGCACAGATTGCAAGCGTAGCTATGCAATCACTACCTACGGCTTTGACATCTTTGAGCACTAGCCTCAGTACACTACCTGAGACAATGACAATGGCAAGTACAGCTATGAGCACCTTTGCTACATCGGTCATGAGCTCATTTGCGAGCCTTGGAGGCTCTGTGGCAAGCGTTACGGCTCTACAAGTAGGGTTGATGTCTCTAGCTAATGCAATGATGATGGCTCAAAGTGGGGCCTCTATGATGGCCTCTACATTGTCGATGATTAACTCATCAGCGACATCAGCCTCATCAGCTATGTCTCAACTTGCCTCAAGTATCAGCTCAGCAATGACTCAGGCTCTATCATCCGTGCAAGCAAGCATGCAACAGATGGTCTCTGTGGTCATGCAATCAGCAACTCAGATGACACAAGCTGGCCAACAAGCAGGGCGTGGGGTTTCTAACGGAATTACTAACGGTATCCGTTCAGGGATTGGCTCGGCAACGGCTGCAATGTCAGCCATGTTAAGCTCAATCCGCTCTACAGCTATGTCAGGGGTAAGCTCAATGCGCTACGCAGGGAGCATGATCGGCCAAGGTTTGGCGCAAGGTATGTACTCAGCACTTGGGGCTGTCACTGCGGCAGCTAATGCGCTTGTCGCTCAAGCTGAGAGAGCAGCGCAAGCTAAGGCTAAGATCCATAGTCCGTCACGACTATTTAGAGACAATGTAGGGCGCTACATTGCTCAAGGTATTGCTGTAGGTATTGAGCAGAATAGCTCTGATGTGGTTGATAGTCTGGCATACGTTCAGAAAGAGATGTCAGCGTTCAAGTTTGGCGCTGAGGATTTACTTGGCTTGGGGAAACATACTGTATCTAGTCAGTTCAGGCTCAAATCGCTCACAGAGCGAGCAGAAACAAGTCAAATCGAGGTTATTCGTGACCAAGCTGACAAAGTCCTAGCTAGAGCTCTTGAAGTGGCCGAGGAGGCTGTCAAGCGTCCTGTGAATATGGTGCTAGATGATGGTACTCTGGTTGCTAAAATCGGAGCCCCAATGACTAACTATCAAAATGATAAGTTAATGATTGATAACATGATGAGAGGTATTATCTAATGAATAATGACACGATCACAATCAATGGATTTGACCTCTCTGAGGTTATTGACATTATAGACATCATCCGTCCAGTAGGAAATGAGCGCCACGTTGTCACAAATGACGCTCCACTTGTCGGAGTTAATCTCCAAGAAGTGCGAACAGGCGCCAAAACCATCAAAGTCAAGTTTGCTATGCAATATGGCAACGGCATGACACTTGAAACGGCTAAGCACAAACTAGCTGGCATTTTTAACACCTCAGAGGCTGTCAAAATAGTCATTTCAGACGAGCCTGACAAGTATTACATGGGTCTAGTATCTGGTTCTGTGGATATGGACAACATTACTAGATGGTTCCAAAAGGGCAGTTTTGACCTGATTATCCCTGACGGAGTAGCTCACGGTTCAACCTATAAGCGTTTTGATAACGGACAAGAGCAACCTGACAAGGTTGTTTTTAATTTGGTCAATAATG